GAGCAGATGCAGATGCAGATGCAATCATCGAGCGTGGTGGAGATCCCGGACGTGAAGGAGAAGGTGGTATCCGAGGCGGTTTCGGTTCCGGTGGCGGCGGCATTGACCGGATCGCCGGAGGGAACACAGCCCGCGTAGGCGTTGATGCCGGCGCAAATGTGGTCCGATCCGGGCGCGATGGTGGGAGCGGTGTTGCCCGCGGCGTGCCGGCGCCACCAGACATAGAGTTTCTCTCCGCTGGCCACATCGATAGGCGAACCGGTGAACGCGGTCCAGGCCTGCCCTCCATCCGCGGTGATCGTGATGGTGCCGGCCGCGATGGTGGTGGCGACCAGAATCGCGATGTCGCCAACCGCGATGTTGGCCGGCAGCGCGGGCGTCACGGCTCCCGTGCCGCTGGCTTTCGCTCCCGGCGTTCTGGAAGTCGGAATCGCCACACGCCCTCGCTATGCCGCGGTCACGCTCAGGGTGATCGTGAGTTGCCAGCTCTGGGCGCTGGTTTTCGTGCCCAGGGACTCGACCTTGCGATTCAGCATGGTCGGCCCGCTGGCGGCGTTGAAGACGCCCCACTCCTGCCAGGCCCAGTTAGCCTGGCTGGTGCTGAAGAGGGAGCGGAGGGTGATGGCATTGCCGGTCCGCTGGGGATAGGTCGGCTGCATCCCGACGCGGAGCTTGTTGCTGGCGGCCTGCAGGTCGGTGTCAACGGCGTCGAAGGCGTCCGTGCTGTCGCCCACGCCGAGGTAGGCGTGGGTGTTGTCATAGGCCGTGAACGCCTCGCCGACGAGGGCGAGGGCGATCAGGTCGCGGCCTGCGTTTTCAAGCGGCATCGTCTTCTCCTTTGGGCGCACAGCAGTGCGCCCCTACGGTTATGGTGGTGGGCAGATCGTCTCCGCCCTCTATGACTTCGACCGGCTCCTTGCCGGGTTCGTAGTCGCCGTCGAACTTCTCCAGCTTGAACCTCGCGGTGACCTTCATGCCGGCGAGCTCGACTGGCTCTCCCGCGAGGAGCTTGCGGATCTGCTCGGGGGTGATGGGAATCTCACTCATCGGGTCGCTCTCAATCGGCCCGCCAGGAACGGCGCCGCCACCCGCCGGATCGCCGACAGGAAGCCGGGATCGGAGCTGCGGCGGAGGCGGAGCTCGTCGCCGAGCGCCCGGGCGAGCCGGGTGCGTTCCAAGCGGCGGCCGGGCCAGCCCTGGCGCACGATGCGATAGCACCTGCTGTACCGGATGCCGGCGCGGCGGGAGAGAGCGGCGACGGAAAGGCCTTCCGGCAGGCTCAGCCTTCCGCCACGACCCCCGTTTTTCACAGTGAAAAGCGGGGTTCTGCGGGGCGCCGGGCCTGTTTGGCTACCCTGAGAGGGGGCGATCCGTCCTGGGGCATCCTGGGGCTTCATTCCGCCTCCGCCTCCGGGGTCTCCGGAAGGGCGATTCCGGCGAGCTCGTCATTCAGCAAGTCGGTCAGCTCGGCGCCGGCGGCGTGGAGATCGTCGGCGAGGTCGAGGCTGGCCCGCTTGCGGCCGATCTGGGTGAGATTCCACGCCAACTGCTTGGCGGGCAGCTCCTTGCGCACCGATTCCAACACCTGGAGCAACACGCCCGCGCGGAGGCCCTCGGCGTGCTTCTGGGCGATGACCTGCGCCTTGGTGCCCATCCAGGTACGGAGGGCATTGGAGATCGAGGCGGGCGGGGTGAGGCCGGCGGCTTTGGCGGCCTCCTCGCGGGCGGTGGTGTAGAAGCGCCGGATCCAGTCGCCGATCAGAGTTTCATAGGCGCCGACCAGCGGCACCTCGATCGCCTGCATCCGCTTGAGATGCGTGCCCTTCTCCAGGTCGGGAGCCGAGCGGAAGTCGCTGACCAGCGGCCGCAACTTCTTGACGAGGGCGGCGATTTGCTTCTTCACGTGCCCGCCCATGGCGGCGACGAACTCATCCCGGGCGGCGCCGAGGCGAGCGTGCGTCTTCTCCCAATGGGCATGATCGCGGGGGCGGAGGAGGCGGTGCCGGGCGGCACCTTCGGCTGGGGGGTTGCGGCGGTCCAGTGGGTCCGCCGCATTGCCACGTGTTGTCCCCGGCATCCCACTGCCGGGGACTCCTCCGGCCGGTCCGGTAGGTCCGGCCGGGCGGTGATGGCTGGCCCCGGTCTGCGGTCCGGCCGATCTGCGCCAGAGGCGGGATGCGCCTTCATCCTGCGGGATGGTCTCGCGCTCGTCGCCCGGCTCTGTCTCCGGGGTCGGTGGGAGGCCGAGCATGTCGCGGATGAGGTCCTCGAGGTCCGCGCCGTGGGTGAGAAGCTGGCCTTCGGCGAGCTTGCTCAGCAGCTCGACGATCGCCGCTTTCTGCAGGATGTGGGCGAGGGGCGTGTGCCAGAGGGTGGGGAACTGATCCACGCCGGGGTAGCGATAGCCGACCCACTGCGGGATGAGGTAGCGTTCGATCACCTCCTGGATGCGCTGGATGATGCGCTCCATGGCGAGCAGGAACATCATCACCTGGCTGTCGCTCAGCGCCCAGGAGCCGGTGGCGCCGGAGCCGAGCTGGAGGAACTGGGCGAGGGCGGAGCGCGCCATCAGGGTGTCGTGATACTCCACCCATGCCAGCAACTGCGGGAAGCGGGAGCCGCTGCCTTCCAGCATCTCCGGCTTGGCGTATCCCGGCGGGAGAACGAGCGCGCCCCGAGCATCGGTGCGGAGGGCGGAGAGCAGGCCAAGGTAGATCTCCCGATCGCTCTGCGTGTATCCGACCGGCAGCGTGCCCACGGGGGTGCCGACGGCGAAGCGCTCGAGGCCGATGTTCGCCATCTTGTAGAGCGACTGCTTGATGAACCAGTGAGTGCGCATCGGTCGCATGAGGCCGCGGCCCTCGGGGTTGCCGGAAGTGCCTTTCCAGGTGAAGCGGAGGAGTTTGCCGATCGGGATGGGGCGGTCGCTGCTCTGATTGGTCACCGGGTTGGTGATGCGCTGGACGATGCCCTGGAGACCACCTTCGGGATCCATCACGTACTCTTTGATGGTGCGGGGATGGCGGGGGGCGAGCTTGCGGAGCCAGGTGTTCCCATCCCTGATTTCCCAGCAGGGCTCGAAGAACATGCAGCCGATCAGCGCATGCATGACGGCTTCGGTGATGAACTCGGACCAGCTCAGGCTCATGCCGGAGAAGAGGTTGGTGCCGAGGTCGGCGGCGATGTCGAGATCGCGCTTGTCCTGGGAAGCGGGGACGGTCTGCCATTTCACGGATTCAACCGGGAGGGTGACGGCGAGCTCGACCGCCTGCGCCTGGCCATCGCCGCGCAGCATCTGGTCGTACTGATCGTAGAGCTTCGGGCCCCGCAGATCGGGGTTGTACTCCTCCCCGATCTGGCGGCCGAGCATGCGGAGGCCGGTGCCGCCGATCTCGCCATAAGGCGGGCGGGCGGGCGCGGCGGCCTGCTTGGCTTTGTTCTTTAGCGTCGCTTTGCGTTGCTTTGCGGTGGCCATCATCACCACGCTTTCGGGATATGGGATGGTCCGACGAGATGAGTGCTGCGCTGGCCGGCGCCGGCGGTCTCGAAGTGCCCGGCGGGGGCGAGATGCAGCGCGCCCTGGCTCTCGATGCCGAGCAGGAGGCTGGCGATCGCCATGCCGTAGTGGTTCTCCACGCCCCGGCGGTAACTCAGGCTGCCGTCGTCGCCCTTATCGCGCACGAAGCGCTTGAGGTGCTCGCGGGCGCGGGCGGTCTGATCGAGATGCGGGGCGGGCAGGAAGAGGTCGCCGGCGCGCAGCGCATCCACCACCCGATCCATGTACTCCGAGCGGTCCACGTTGATGGTGTGGACCGGGGCGGTCTCCCCGTCCTCGATCCCGTAGATCGTGCGCTTCGCGCTGGAGTACAGAATGGCGCCGGATTTCAGATTGCGGCAGAGGCGCTTCGCCTCGGTTTTGTAGGGCATGGCATCGCAGATGAAGAAGGCCCCGTATTCTTTCAGCCGGCGCTCGACCAGCCCCCATTCCGGCGTCTCCTCGAGCCACACGATGCGGACCTTGCCCTCAGTGTCGAGGCGGCCGATGGCGAGGTGGATGAGATCGCCCTGATCTATGCCGGCGAACGGCACGCCCCGCGGCAGATCGCCCTTGCCGTCCGGCGAGATTCCCCAGGCGCCGCAGCGCTGCTCGAGCAGCTCGTCGGTGATGGGCTGGCGCTCGCCCGCGGAGGGCTGGCCCAGGATGCTGATGTTGAAGCGGCGCAGCCGGCTGGGCCGGGTCTGGGCGCGCTTCCATTGCTCGGCGATCTCGGCGGGGGTGATGCGCGGACCGTACAACTGGGAGAGATGATAGCCGGAGATGGGCCGCTTGGGGTGTGTCGCCACCCATTGCCCGCCCGATCGCTTGAGGGCGATGTGGCATTTCGGGCAGCCGATGCGCCACTCGCCCCGCACCTCATATAGGCAGTCGGGCCAGGCGAGCTCGAGGGCGATCCAGCGCCGGCACTTCGGGCAGCGCATCTTCCAGTACTTCTGATCGCTGCGCTGGAACCAGTCGTCAATGTCCATCCCCGGGATGTCGGGCTGCGACACCCATCTCTGGAGCTTGAGATTGCTGTGGAGGAGGCGGTCGGCGGCGAACTCCGACTTGGCTTCATCGAGCTCGGCGACCTCATCCATGTAGATCGCATCGAGGTCAACCGTCTTCACATCCGCCATCACGCGGGTCGCCAGAAAATAGGCGGTGCCGCGGCCGATGTGCTTGAGGG